CGCGTGTTTCTCATCAAACACATCACGACCATGCCAGAAATACTCCGAGTTTGCACTACGAATAGTATCAACTGCCTGGACCTCTGCACTCACAACTTGAGATGGAACACGTACCATCATCATCTTGGAAATCGACTCCAATTCAAGGGGAGCTACCATGGTGTTTGTGTCCTCAAAATGGCGCCACTTGCGCTTCAAGAAGGAACCCTCCGAAATGTTCACGTAGGCTACGCTGTCTGACGTCTTGTCCGCCATCGTGTACGTTACACCAATGTCAGCAAGAATGTCTCGGATAGACGTGTGCGTAAAGAAGGGGGCGTGTGGAGACACTCCCATCCCATTGTCATCACCATACGTGATCAACGCAACGTTCACCTTGAAAGTCACGCACTCTCGCGTGGGCGCACAATGGACGTGGACGTAGCGCATGTAAAGGCTATTCACAATGCCATTCACAATCGCAGTCAGGGCTTGACCTGACGGATTCTTTCCGAATAAGCGGAGCAAATCGCCAAAGAAATCTACGTACGCAAAAGCCACGTCATATCCCAGGCACCTCACCACATTCGCGTGGGCCTTGTCTCCGGTGCAGAACTCTATGAAGTTTGCCATTACTTCAAAAGCTCCAGTCACAAAGACCGGGTGCATGGATCGATCATATCCCTTGAAATCGCCCCAGATGGTCCTATCCTCTCCAAACTGTGTCAAGTATTGGTAGAGGAAGTCCCATTCGCACGACTGCGCCTCAATCCCTGGGGCGCACTCAAAAAGGAAATGATTTGACTGGGCTACTCGCACGAAAGACAGCAAATACATGCGCATAACAACTGTCATCTCCACATTGGCCATCATAAACGTCCGCACCTTTCCGGCCTTAGCCTTAGCGATGGGAAGTGGTTCATTCTTGAAGGCCGCTCGGAAAACTGGACCAGCGCACGAGTTGTTTTGATACTTCACAATCATCTCTTCAACGCGCGCTTCGATCTCAGGTGTGAGCTTCACATGATCTGGATAATCCTCCGTAGGAGCCAACTGCTCCAAAAAGAATTCCTTGGCTTCAAGTACGGGAATCCCGCGCTTGTGTTGCGCTTGATACCATCAACGTACTGCAAGCCAGGAACTCCATTCACGGCCGTGTGGATATCATAGATCATGATCTCTTTCTTCCACTTCTTGGGGACTGCTTCGAGGTCCTTGCTAAATCCTTCGACTGCTTGGCGGACCGTGTCGGTGCACACCCGAGGGTCAATCTTCACAAGATCACCCAAAGTGTCGTACTTTGGTTTCCAGCCTTTGGCAATCGGTGCCATATGGGTGTCGGAATACCCATAAATCCGCAGATAAGGGGCCAACATTGAAGTTTCGACACGAAATTTGGGTTCCGCACGGAAACCCTCAAACGAGCCAAAACAGTCCACTGTACCCTCCTCCAAATAGTTCATCGGACTCTTTGGGTGGAGGTTTGTGGGATCACCAACACTTGTACTTGGCGCATCCAACATAGGACCAGAATCATCGACGATCAGTGCTCCGCCTAACATCTCCATGATGTCTTCATACGAAGTCTTGATCGCGCCGACTGTTTTGCTTGAACTTCCAAGCTGATGAAGACCAAGGATGATGGGGCCACTGCCGCTCTTGCCAATCATGACAGAGCCGCAATCACCATAGTCCGTGACTACTGATGATTTAGCCCACCAAACTTTCGTTTTGGCCTTCAACTCAGGGTTGTAGTACTCCTCTTCATGAATACCAGCAACCGCTCTCTGGAAGATCTTACCATCTGTCCCTCTGCCCACATAGTAACCATTCGCTCGGAAACCAGTGAGCCGCTCTCGGACAAACATGTCTGTGATATTTCGCATCGGCGGAATGCTAGAACACTTAAAAATGACAAGGTCCTTTTCTGCATTCACGATCATATCATTCTTGGACAATCGAAAGCTGAGATTGCCACTAGGTCCTGTCGTGTACACACTACGCACCAACTGACAGTCAATGCGATCAGGGAACTTAGGCACCGAATGGTTGGTCGTCACAAAATACTGGCCTCCCAGGCCAAGACATTTGGCTACTTTCCAATGGTCCCCTTCCCGGAAACGTATGAACGCACAATTGCGACCAAGGGTGCTCACGATCTGCTCGTCCGACATGTTCTTCCACGAAATAGTCCGGCGACCAAGATCCAACAAACTTGGCGTATACACGCCACGCGCCCATGCATTCACAGGCTCAGTGCCAGGCTCTGGGCTCTTGCCGACGCCGTCAAGCACGTTACCTTGCATCTTGTAGGTCTCCTGTCCGAACATCTTGTACGCACCAAAACCAGCTAGGGCGACGGTAATTACGAGAATGATCATCTGGACCAAACGAGATTGTGCAAAGTACGTCGATTCAACGCGACGACCACACTCACGGAGCGCAAGCGCTGCAGTACGCGAGTGAGCCCACACGATGGGCGCTGCCAATTCCACACGTCCAACGACATAATCGTGGATTGAGAAATAGGCACGATTGATCAAGACGCGCAACAAAACAGCAGCTCCTTCCCACCCACGGGGGCGCGTGATGATCTGGAACAAAATGGCACGAAAGGACCACGCATAGGACACTATCGTTAGTGACATGAGGCAATTCATGATGAAGA